ATTGGTGTTAACACTGTTTAATCACCCGTCCACACGGAGACGACCTGCAAATCATCCCACATCAACGCGCACCAACGCGTCCACCGTGTCGCCCTCTAAAATAGGGGGCTTGAACCGGTGACTATCCTTCTTGTTCTGCATTCTTCCCCTCTTGTCAACGAAGCACCACCCGGCGCAGTAGTCCAAAGCGCTCTGGGCGGCGTTCTGATATGTCTCGACAAGAGAATCTAAACCGATGCCGTACACCTCTTGAAGGTAATCATCGAATTCACACACAGGGTGAACTGGCGTTGTGTGTATCACCGCGCCGATTTTTGTTTTGTCCCCCATTTCTGCCAGTTTTGTGGCCCGAACATCGAGATAGGGGGTCGGAGAAAGTGCTTCAGATGTACTGAGTAGCAGGTCGCGAATGATGGGTACGTGTCTGTGCTCGTAGGCGGAACATAAATATTTTCCGGCCATATAATCACGGTCATTAATTTGCGCGTTCCTGTTGGGGCGCAAATTCAATTTTGACAAGACACGCCCAAATTGTGGGACTGGACGAACACCTATTGGGCTCCTTACATACCTCTTTCTATAAAAAGTGGCGTGATGGCGGCCAGCTTGAGGAACAACCTCTGCCTTCATTCCCGAGACAGAGACAACAGCCTCAATGCTGGACTTGACCGCTTCCGCATCACCAACCACATAGCCCAAGTAATCGTCCCCCCCGTGGATGTTCGTGCTCTCCTCAATGCCGGCGCGATCCATCGCTGCCTGCATAAGAGCCATGCTCACATAAGAATTGCCGGTAGTGGTGGTCGTTTCTCCTGACCACCGCTGCCCTTCGATAGAGCCCGCCACGCCGTAACGTGTCCAGACCCGTATTTTCGTTGTCTTAGCGAACTCACGAACAAACCAATCGGGTGCCCCCAATTTTCTATAGAACATCGCTTCGTACTTGCGAAATTCCTTAGATTGACTTCCATCATTATTCTTCATATCGCTCTCGATCGCCACCCCCGGTGAAGATTCCATAATATCCCCTAGCGTTTCGCCGCTCGAGCCACATGCGTAAATGGCCCGATTACCCGTGTTCTTAGGGTTGGCTAGGGAAAAAACCGTCTTCATCCTGTCATTGAGCTCCATAACGACTGGACCGGTTAGCGCGTTGTACATATCACTGCCTTGATATACAACGCGGGGTTGTGTGCGATGCTCCTTCAAGAGCGCTTCTTGTTTTGCGAACACATGCTTCGTCGCCATATCGCTGTTCAACTGATGCTCAGCAAGAGCGGCAAGAAGCCGCTCAGCTTTTCCGCCCGCACACTTGGCCAAGTACTTTGAAATCAAGTCCTTGTCTACGCGTATGGTGTCCAGTGGATCAAACTTGGACATCAAGAGTGAATGGCCCTCTTTAAAAGCGAGCTCATTCTCAAGATGCGGTGCGTAGTCGCACCGCTTCTTCATTGCGTGCATGGTGGAAGCAGCTGTATTGGTTGGAACAGTGATTGGCACGTTTGCCATAATAGCACCTTTGGCAACTCCGATAGAAAAATCGTCGTCGTTCTTGACTCTGGTGATATTGACACTCACGTCAATGTTCTCAAATTTGACCTCATGGTCGTACTCAGTGTAGGCGTTCGATTCGATGCCCTCACTGGTGACTGAGGCGCGGGAGGAAGCAACTCCCCCCTTCTGTCTTTGAATGTTGATGGGAGATTGCTCTCCAAATTGCATTAAAAATGCCATGTTTTGGTTTGAC